CCACAAAATCACGTTTAAATGCATTATGTGGTGAGTTTTGTTTATGTGGTGAGTGCATTTTCCAAAAGGATTTTGCTTGGTATGTTAGAAAGTTAGTTGGTGCAATCAACGGTCAAAACATGTATAAAACTGAAGAATTCTTTAGTGGATATGTATTTGCTTGAGGGGTTAATCCCCCCTCTTTTTATTACCCAATTGCACAATCACAATGACACTAACCTTTGAACAATTCGACCAACTAAAGAGAGACTATGCCACCCTAATGTTGGATAGTATGGATTTCAAAAGTATGGAACAATTTGTACTTGACACTATCTACGACAACCTAGAAATGGCAAAGGAAGATGAATTAAAAGAGGACATAAAAGATCTATGTGGTGATAATACACTCACCAATTTACTCAACAATCTTTAATCACAACCCACACACAAACAACACCAAAATGAAAGACCTAACTGACGAAATCTATGCTCTTATTCTTCAAGAATACAAAGAATTAGGGTATGAACTATTTGATGAACTGTTCTTAACACAGTTTACATATGTTGGAGGATATCAGTAATATGCAAAATAAGCACATCGAACATCCCGAAGATTCTATTCTCACTGGTGATTTAAGTGCCCTTGATTGTCTATGTAATGAGGGTAATCTGTCCGTGAAAATGGATGGTGCTCCGGCAATCGTATGGGGAAAGAATCCTGTTACGGGTAATTTCTTCGTGGGTACTAAATCAGTTTTTAACAAAGTAAAGATCAAAATTAATGAATCGCATCAGGATATTGATACTAATCATACGGGCAACGTTGCTAAGATTCTTCATAAGTGCTATGACTATCTTCCACTAACTGACGGCATTTTTCAGGGAGATTTTATTGGTTTTGGTGGCACGGATGAATACACACCGAATACAATTACGTATCAGTTCGATGATATTGTAGGCGAGGAGATTATCATTGCCCCTCATACTTACTACACAGCAGAGAAAGATTTAAGGGATGCAATCGCACACCCTATGAACTTCATTATCACCGACACATTCTATTGTAAGTTTGTGAAACCTGTAGCAACGATTGCGTCTGGTTATTATGATGATGGACTGAAGAGATTCCATGACTTAGACGACGTAATCCAGTTTGCTAAGGTAATGTCACAGAACGTAGAGTTTGTATCAGATAAGGAAGCAAAATTACTCAAGCAAGAACTTAACTCCCGTATCCGTGAGAATCGTTCTGTGGAATCTTCGTCCTTTATTAATCACAAACTGATCAGTTTCTGGTTGTTAGTTAAGTCCATTAAAGAGGACGCAATATATCTTTGCCGTAATAATGGACCTAAGGCATATATTGAACAAACTCCAATCGATGGTGAAGGTTATGTTTACTCTAATGAGTTTGGTANATTTAAGTTGGTTAATCGTGAACAGTTTAGTTATGCTAACTTCAACAACACTAAATTTTCCGTAGTATGACTTACATTAAGGAAGTTANAAAACTCATGAAATCTAATGGATTCGAGTTACACAGAACAAAACGTCATTTAGTTTGGAGGCATTACACAGGAGTGATGATTAACACGTCAAAGACACCATCCGGATGTAATGCGATTAATCAAGTCAAAAGGGAAATACGTCGCAGACTAACAGTTAACACCGTTCGTTCGTGAATCAGCAGTGGGGGGTGATTGCCCCCCTTATATAAAAACCCCCCACTACTTTAAGCTATAAACGACCCAAAGACCGTTCATGGTATCATGATAACGAAAAAAAATTTTTCATATATAAAAAATGGCAATAGGATTTAAAGATATGCAAAAAAATTCCGCAGAAAATTTTACGACTATAGAGATCGACCCAGTAAGTGGGGAGCATCTTATTACGATACCTGAATGGGTATGTGATGAGAAGGGATGGTATGAGGGAACAGAAGTAAATATCGAGGTAGAGAATAACTGTATTATTATCAAGGATATTGACAGAGTATAGATAGAGTGTTATGATATTGAAGTAGTTCATTTACAGTTATGTCTAAAGGATTTACAGTAAAAGCAAAAACCCCCAAAGCATCTGAGAGTACTCCAGAATGGGACTATGCGAAAGCAAAGGAAATGGTAAAGGGCAAAGCTATTGTTTTTTGTCTACCTGGTAGAGGAGTTTCTTATACGTATCTCAAAAACTTTGTACAACTTTGTTTTGATTTAGTACAAGCCGGAGCAAGTATCCAGATTTCGCAAGATTATTCATCGATGGTAAATTTTGCAAGATGCAAATGTTTAGGTGCGAATGTATTGCGAGGACCGGATCAAATTCCATGGGACGGAAAATTAAAATATGATTGGCAATTATGGATTGATAGTGATATTATATTTTCATCTGAGAAATTCTGGCAATTAGTTTTAATGGATCAAGATATTGCGAGTGGATGGTATATGACAGAAGATGGTAAGACAACAAGTGTTGCACATTGGATGGAGGAGGATGATTTCCGCAATAATGGTGGAGTAATGAATCATGAGACTGGGGAGAGTATATCAAAGCGTCGTAAACCATTTACTGTAGATTATGCAGGATTTGGGTGGTTACTTATTAAGCACGGAATATTTGAGCATTCTGATATGAAGTATCCATGGTTTGCACCTAAGATGCAAGTATTTGAGAGTGGAGAAGTGCAGGATATGTGTGGAGAGGATGTAAGTTTCTGTCTCGACGCTATCGAAGCAGGATTTCAGATTTGGTGTGATCCACGTATCAGAGTAGGACACGAGAAGACAAGAGTAATCTGATGGATTTGACAGAATATACAATTCTCCATAAAGGGAAAGTAATGTATAAGAACTTAACGGAGGAGGAATATTTTGATAAGATGGAGGATCTTTCGATAGAGTATTATCAGAAAGGTTTTCCAAGACCACAGGATATAGAAACAAAAATGTAAGAGATTATTATGGCAGTACGTTCAAGAGTTGGATTAAGTGGTGACAGTTTTATAGAGGGAAAACCGAAGAAATCTCGTCAAGGGAATGGTAAGCACACGAAGTATGCCGCGACTTCTCGCAATAAAAAGAGTAAGATGTATCGTGGACAAGGACGGGGATAATGGCACGTTGGATACATAAAAAAGGTAAATCAAAACCCGATAAACGTTGTAAAAATGTTTTGACTCCTAAAAAATGTTCCAAACCTAAGAAGAAAAAATGAGTTGGGTGAATTTATAAAGGGCGTCTGGGTATCGATTTAACCGATACCTGGACGTATTTTTCATTTTAAGAACTATATAATAAAAATAAATATAATAAATTAGGAGTAACGTGATGGCAATTGATAGAAGTGTGAAATATATGGAAGAAATGTGGGGAACAACAAGTTTGACCACAGATTATTGGTCATTACCAAAAGAAACAAATGATCCAAAAGAAAGAGTGATCCAAGAAATTATGCACGATGATTTAAAGCAAGGGCAAAAAAATCTTCAGGAATAGTATAAATAAAATTAAGAAAACTCTTTAACAATGGCAATTCAGAGGATATCACGGGCATTTAAGGACATTAGTTTGTCTTTTGAGCCTCATCCTGTGACAAAAGACCTTCCCATTTTAAAAAATGAGAACGCAATTCGTCGTTCTGTAAGAAATATAGTAGAAACTATACCAACAGAGAGATTTTTTAACTCTTTGTTGGGTTCTGATGTAAGAAGAAGTCTATTTGAATTCGTTGATTTTGGTACAGCTTCTGTAATTAGTGATCAAATTGAAATTGCAATTAATAATTTTGAAGATAGAGTCGAAAATTTGATCGTTCAAGTAGATCCAATAGCAGACGAAAACACATTTAATATAACAGTTATATTTGATATTATTGGTCAAGAGTTTCCGACACAAGAATATTCATTCCTCTTAGAGGCAACCAGATAAAATGCCTTTTACAAAATATACAAATCTAGATTTTGATCAGATAAAAACTTCTATCAAAGATTATCTCCGTGCCAACTCTACATTCACAGACTTTGACTTTGAGGGATCAAACTTTTCAGTTTTAATTGATACGTTAGCATATAATACTTACATTACTGCATTCAATTCGAATATGGTTGTGAATGAATCCTTTTTGGATTCGGCAACTCTTCGAAAGAATGTAGTTTCTCTTGCCGGTAATATTGGATATGTACCTCGTTCTAGAACCGCATCTACGGCACAAATATCATTTAACGTAACAACTAATAGAAACACTCCTACACTCACCCTGAAGGCAGGTATAGTGTGCGTAGGGAGCACTAATGATACTACATATACGTTTGCCATACCAGAAGACATTACGGCAAACGTAGTGAGTGGTACAGCTTCTTTCAGTAATGTTAATGTTTATCAAGGAATATTCTTAACCAAACAATTTCAATATGATGGTTCTTTGGACCAAAGATTTATTTTAAACAATTCTTTTGTTGATACATCAACACTTAAGGTATATATTAAAAAAACACAACAATCCGGACTTGGTGTTGAATATTTTCTTTCAGAAAATATTTTTGAGGTGGATAAAAACTCTAGAATTTTCTTCATTAATGAAGTTCAAGATGAAAAATATGAATTAAGATTTGGTGACGGACTGATTGGTAAAAAACTTGGTGATGCAGTTGATTCTGATGGGACGATAATTACTGCCAACTATATTATTACTGATGGAAGAAATGGAAATGGATCTTCTAGTTTTTCATTCTCTGGAACATTGGAAGATGCATCTAAAGATATCATTGATCCAGGAACTGTTACGATTACTACTAATCAATCCTCAATTAATGGTGGAGATATCGAACCTATAG